AGCTAGAGCTTCTCGATCTACCGTATCTTTAACTAATTGAATACCACCTTTACTAACACCTTTGCCTTTATATGGCAATATCAATATTCTCCAGCCAGTAGGACTTGGCATACGATCTAGTAAGGATTGTTTGAGTAAGGTTGGGTCTAAAACCCTTTCATCAGCTTTTACAAAAGCTTCTTCGACTTCGGATTTTTCTTTGTTCTTTTCTTCAGCAATATGGTCAGGAACTATTACTTTCTTCATCTTGCATTATTTTTCCTAGCAGCTCTCTATATGTACTTTCTACGTCAACCAGAGAACTGTAGCGTCCACGTAGATACTGGTACTGATCAAAATCTTTTACACCAGCTAGCATAGTGTCAGTAATATCTTCCTTTTTTTGTTTTAATTCTTTAAAAAATTTATTACTGATCCACTCTACTGACATTAATAAATACCAGAGAACTTGCCACCAAATTCAGCAGCGCCCATACCTCTAGCTTTACCTTTACCCATACCTGGTTTTGGATTGGTATCAGCTGAAAAAGTACCTTCTTCAGTTTTAAAAGATACGGAACCTTTGTTTCCATAATCTTGTTTACCTTTCTTAATTTTAGGTTCGGATAAATTTTTAATATCTGTTTTTTTAATCATGTCGTAATTTTGGATAAATTTTTTTTAATTTGCAACCTTTTAATTATTTTTCTTAAACATATTTAGCATTTGCATTTCTTTTTGTTGTGCTAGTCTTGCTCTTGCTGTTGCGTCTTTTATGTCTGCAATTTCTTCTTGAGTATCAATTCTTTCTCTATCTACTTGATCTCTACGCAAAGATTCTTCAACTCGACGTTGTTGATCTGCAACAAATTGTTGTTGTTCTTGTGCTAGTTCTTGACCCTTGAGTGCAAGTTCTTGTTTTCTAATAGCGACAAGTGGATCTTCATCTTGCGGAGCAGAAATTTGGTTTGTATATTCAATCATCAACTCACTTAATATTGGAGCAGAAAATTGTGCCAATATATCATTTGCCTGTGCTAATAAAGGTATGGCTTCTGCATCTGGGGCTTGTTCTGATTGTTGTATTAGCTGTTCATATTGCACTAAAAGTTCTTGTGGCATTTGTTGTTTTGCCAAGCCATCAGCTTTCATTTGTAAATGTTGCATAATATGGGAGTGAATCAAAGCTTGTACTTGTGCGTTCATTTGCACAGGTGGCGTGTTAAGTAAACTCATATGGATAGAAATATGGGCATCATGATTTTGTTGCGGAAAAGCTTGTGCTGGCATACCCATTAACAAACCGTTGTTCTCAATACCAGCTTCAATTGGTTTTGGTTCTGCATCAGGCGGAGGCATCAATAACTGATCTATATTATCTACACCTATGGCAGCATACATTCGACGATAGGATTCATGAATACCTTGTGGGCCATGAACTGAGGGATTTGATTGTACCAACTGCATAAGTTCTTGTGCCATAGCAATCCTTTGAGAGGTGCTAAATATATCTGGATTACTTACAGGTATAATATCAACCCTATCGTCAAAATCAGAAACTTTTATACTTAGATTACCGTTAGCTGTCATGTATGGATATTCTGGCGGTAATGATTCTTTAAATATCTCTGCTAATAGTTTAAATTCTTTTTTTTGTGCGTTGTGTAATCTTTTGTGGATTGCAGATAAAACTTTTGTAGATCTCTCTAATAATGCTAGTGTGGTTCCTACTGGAGCATTTGGATTACCTTGACCTGTGTTAATCTCAGCTATGGATGCAAACTTTTGACCAGAATCAACCAATATACCTAATAAATTAAGTAATGTACCGCTAGGCTCCTTGAAAGGTAGCGGTTGTATAGATTCTCGCAAAGATCCGCCAGGGGCGTCTACATCCCTAAACTCTCCAGGCTGTATAGGGGTGTCCTCATCCCTAATTCTAATACCTCTTGTCTTAAACCCAGCAGGTAGGTTGGCAAGGGTACCTGCATCAATCAATTGCCTTAATATAGACGTAGACGCCTTTGACAATCCTCCGATCATATGTGTTAGACCGAAACCATAAAATCCTAATCCTGGTAGAAATTTAAAATGCACAAAATATTCTATTTTATTTCGTAAGGGATCTTCTTCTTTAAAATTTCTACGGATTGATAAAACTTTATCGTTGTAAGAGTCTATGGTCACTATGTAAGGCAATTTTACACCTGTCATTTGACCATTTTGATTGACATCTTCAAAGCCTGGTAGATCTAAATTACAATGAACTTCGTATAAATTAGCTACCTCATCACCGTCATATTGTGATTGGATTCCAGATAGCTCATCTATCTCTTCTTTAACTTGAGAGCCTGCATCTAAATCTCCTTGACCTGTATCAAACATTCTATAAAATCCAATCGCTTGAAGTTTTCTGACTTCATTTTCAGGCATTTTTATTATGTTGGTAATTCTAGGACATGACTCTAGATCAGTCGTATAGTAAGGCACTACTAAATCTTCTGGTGCTACAAACTTTGATATGGCTCTATCAAGAGTTTCATCATAATAAACTTTTTTGAAAGCAGATCCTGCCAAAGGTAAATAAAATAAAAGTTGATCTAACTCTTCATCAAACTCCTGCATTACATGAACTATTTGATAATTCATAAACTCTTGTACCCGTTGAGCTTGTTCTTCGACCACAGAATTGTAGTCACCAACAACTTGGCTTTTTACAGGACCACCACTTGGGAATAATTCTTTATAAGCTTGAGCTTGGAAGGTAGTAACGGCTTCTCCAAGTAAAGGGTGTATGACACCTGATGCACCTTCAAATGGCTCACTTCTTTCATCATCAAACTTCATGCCTAAATATTTAAGACCGTCGGTATATGTATTTTCCCAATCTTCTCTAGCAGCTTTATCTTTTTCTATTGAGGCTACTAAGTTTGATGCTATTTGTTGCAGTTCACTTTCGTCTAATAACTCAGCTAAATTATCATCAAAACTATTTTCAATTGGCACATCAACTTGACCTAAAATGGCTCCCCCATCCTCTGTCATAGTGACGTTTGGATTTTCTTCTTCTAAAACCTCTACAACAGTATTTAGCTCATCTTGTTCTTGCGAAACAGATTTTGTTACATCTACTGGTATATCTCTTTGATTTTCAATTGCCATTATTTTTTTGCACTTGTAAGATTTTGCTTCTTAACGATTCTAATTCTTCTTCAGCAGTAACTTTTGAATTATAGCCTTGTATTTTCCCGCTTTTAATATCTTTTAAAAAATATTTTAGAGGATCTGCTATTTTTCCAACTCCTTTTTTGTATGTTGGCAAAATAAAAGTTTTATTATCTATTCCATATGTTCCTAGTTGCATAGATGTGTCTTTAAATTTTGCTCCTTTTTCAAAAACAGTATAATTATCATTATGCCATTTACTTAAAAAAGAGTAATTTTTATTAAATAGATCTTCTTTATTTGAATTTTCTATAGCCATTAATGTAATGTTCTTGACTCTATTTCATCGCCATACTCTATACTATGATAAATTTTATCTTTTATTTCTCCTACCAACTTAACATTAAAATCTCTTGCTTGAGTAATGGCTTCTTCAAAAGTTTTCGCAATAACTATAGGACCATCAAGAGTCTGCCCATTTTTTACATACTCAGTTATAAAAAATCTATACATCAATAATATTCTCGTTTTACAGGTTGGCGCTCTCTATCCTCATAATCATCTGATAATGAAACCAAACCACCTTCCCGAAATCTCATCATAGCTTGAGTCATAGTATCACATAAATCATCATTTGCTCCAAACGGAAAAGATGCACACTCCTCAATCATTTCTTGAGCAAAAGCCTTGTGGCTTGGAGCCCAAACTAAACCACTTTCAAATATTGGTGCGACTGAGTGCATACGGGAGTGTTTGTCATGGCCTCGTGTTGGTGAATAATTAACAACAGGTATGCCCAATCTGCGTAATTCGTGTGTTAACGGGGTACCACTTGCTTTGCTTTCTATTAAAACCATATCTGGCTCCCAATACTGATATTCTTGATAGGCTAACTTTTTTAGTTCAGGAAAATCTAGTCTAGTTCTTTGACAGTCAAGCAAGATGATTGAATCTGGAGCATCTTCACTAGGCCTAAAAACACCCCAAGTTGATATAGCAGAATAGTCTGCAGTTTCTTTTTTAGAAAAAGCTGTATCATAGCTTTGAATTATGTACTGAACTGCAGGTAAATTCTCAGACTCCCAATCT